GTATTTTAGTCCTGTCCATCCTTTTATCACAGATGCACAGTAATTTGTTAAAAACTTTTCATCATCTAAATCTTCTTCAAATGCTCTTGTTTTCTTATTGAATTTCTGAGAAAGACATCTTGATCTTAATTTTACAAGTTCTTCCCTAGATAAGTAGCAAAGTGAAACTGAAAACCCTTCAAATTCAGGATAGTCCACTAATACTGTTTTGCTTGGAGTTAATAAACTCGCTAATGTTACTTTTTTTGTTTGTTCTGTCATTTTTTCCTTTTAGTTAAATGGGGGAGTTGCCTCCCCCGGGTTAGTTGTTACACACCAGTATAAGTTACTTTTGCTTCAAATTGATCGGCCGTTCCTGGGTCGACTGATGCCGGTAAGGCATGGAAGCTAGTCTCTAATGAGATTATATCATCAATAGAGTGTGTTGGAACTTCGAAGTGACACTTCGGTAAGTCTATTTGCACTTTAGGTGCATTAGTACCTCCAATCTTGAATACTGTATTAAAGCTGTTAGTAATAATACTTGTTGCTTCAATTAAGTCTTCAAATAAGTCTGAACTTCCACCTGTCTCATTGTTTAGATAACAAGTAAAGTTTCCACTTACATTTCTTGTCCCTGTAACGTGTCCTAATGGTTGGTTAACTACGCCTAATGTTTCTGGTGTTAAATAAGTCATGTTGTTTTCCATGGTTATGTTTCCACCTGTTAGAACTAAGTTATACACTCCATTACTGCTCGCTCCTGGGAAAGTAGTTGTGTCTCCTGCTGTAACTGATAGTTGAGTTAGTCTATTTCTTATGAAATTACCTGTAGTTGCAATGCCTTCATTAATGTTAGTTGTAATACTCGGTAAATTTGCTAGGTCTGAAACCATAGAAGCAAATCCGGACCAAGTAATTGTAGCAATACCATCTATATCAAAATCAATAGAAGCTGAGTTTACGACTGCGTCTTTTAGTCTATAATAAGACTGACCGCTGCCTGCCTGAGCTCCACCAAATTCGAAGAATAGATCAAACGTACCTAAAACAGGTTTCTCTGAACCTGTAAAATCAATGATTTTACTTGTAGTACTATTTGTTATACCTCCACTCCATGCTGCTTCTGTAGTTCCGTTCGAAGCTGTAAAGCTAGGTGCGGCAACAAAATTTGCCCATAAAGGTTCTTCTACACTATGCTGATTAGTATCAGATCCAGTATCTTCCCATCCGCCTGTTGCACCAGCTACTGATGCAAAAGGTCTCATATAAGTCTGGAAAGACCATTCTGCGGGAGCATAAGAATCTGTAAACATTTGTCTACTTCTTCTTGTACTTCCAGTACCGTCTGACATTTCTGCAAGAGTAATTTCACTAGTATTTGTGCCTTGTGAGAAACTGAATCCATCTAATACAGGTATCTTCCATGATGTAGCTGCTGTTGAGCCTGCTGCATTAACACCCATCATTAAATAGAGTTCGGTATCCCGGCTAAAATAAAATTTATCTGCCATTTTTTTCTCCTTTTCCTTGAAAAGAGCTTTGATAAATTATTACTTATCGCAGCTGTTTTCCTCTAGTATTGAACCTCTATTTGAATCTCTCCGACTCCTAAAGGGTCTAAGACACCTTCATCGGTGTCAATACTTAGTATTGTGGTTTGTACAGTTTTCTGTACTACACCATTTTTATCATAATAGGTAATTGGGTCGTAATGTTCAAGAGTTGTCTCCAAGTCTTCAATCAATGCGTCCAAAGCACCCACCGCGTCCTCGTTATCTTCTACATAACATCTTAATGTTAGAGTAAGATAACGAAATTTAAATCCACCACCATCATAACTACGGATTTCTCTACCCGCGTTTATGTGAACTGCTGGAAATTCTTTTACTTCATCCCAAAATGTAAGTCTTGGACTACACTCTGCGACAGCTGTTTGTTGTTCACCAGTACCATCAATTCTTTCAATAAGTTCTACAAGTGCATTAACAATATTTTGTCTTCGTGTTGTATACTGTCTTGTATCTACTGTCATAATTACTCAAAACCTCTTGTTAATGATGTTACTGCTTGGCCTTTCATATTAACAGCTACTATCTGTCTTATACTCATGCCTATTATATGTCTTGGGTCTCTATACTGATTTGCCCAAGGTGTTTTACCATGTCCCGGTTCAAACACTCCATATGGTCTTTGTGGGTATGTATATCCTATATATAATCCACCTCTTGGTCCTACTACAACATTGTCTACTTTAGCACTCTTTGAGAATCTTCCTGTTTGATTATTCAATCTAGGAGTTCCCATATTTTGTTGTATGGCCCTTGGTAAAAGGTTATTTATCATATCTTTGATAAGTATACCTTCCTTATCCATTCTAAAGCCTGGGTCAACTTTCTTTCCGCCTGTTCCCTTTTTAGCTGAAGGAGGAGACGCTTGTTGACTAGCTACTAATTTTGTCTTTACTGCACTATTCTTACGTGCTACTTCTATAGCTTTTCCTATCTTCTTCTCTGCTCTAGCTGCTTTTAACTGTTTTGCAAAACTTACTCTTGTTTTTGTCTTTTTCCCTACCCCTGTCATTTGAGCATTTGCTCTTCTCATTGCTCTTCTAGCTTCTTGTTCCATGATTTCGACTGATTTATTATCTCCAAAGTCAGCAAACTCATCAAATATATCTGGAGAGTCTGATACGAAAGCTGCTATTTCTTTTCTAGGGGTCTTCCCGCTTTTCATATCTTTTATCTTCTTCTTCATCTCTGCATTAAAGTGTCTTCTAAATACGCTTGTAAACTCTTCTTTGTCTGCTCTATCGGGTGCCCCAGATTGCTTACTAGGGGGAGAAGGAGATATAATAAATTCAATCACATGATTTCTATGTATACTATTCTTAGTCTTTCTCTTATCTATTCTTGAGTTTATCTTTGCGTGTAAATAGTTTTGCACTGCATAGACAACAAAACCACACCACCATTGAGAATTATCAACAACATCTCCCATAGCTTTAACTAAAGAAGTCTGCATATTATTGCCCGCTGATCCTGGTCTTTGTACTACTTCTTCGTATCCTGGTAAACTTCCTTGGGCTCCAGCTTGTTGTAATCTTTCTAGTTCTCTTCCGTGTTCTCCAATGATTCTTTTTACATATGCTTTCTTTTTCACATACTTATTCAGAGGCTTTTTCATACTTATAATTGCATTATTGTACCACTTCTTAGAGGTTGCACTGCTATTTCTTATATTGATAACAATGATTCCACCTTTTGCTTTATAACCTACTTTCTTCCATGTAGTAGCTCTGCTCTTAGAATCATACCAGCCTTTTATAGCTTTAGAAATCTCTCTCCATTCTTTATCAAATGCCTTATCTATAGTATTACCCATAGTATTATCATTAAGAGAAGCTTTAAATGACTCTAACCAATCTTGTTTTCGTATAGTTACTCGCATTGTCTGAATACCCTTAGCATCTCTGCCTTGCATATTCTTTAAAAAATCTTGTAAATACTTTTTACGTTTACTTCTCACTACACAATTACTCTATACAAGTCTAGCACTCTTTTAATGTGGTCTGGAAAATCAGTATTGTTCCTTACACTTGATGAGCCTTGTTGCTCGAGTGTAGCTCCCTGTATTGTTCTCCTAGACTTATGCTCGTCTCGTAAGTAATATGTAATTAGGTCATGTACTGCTAGTTTTAGGTCAGAAGGAACGGCTGAATAGCCAGATCGGTATTTAAGCTCTACAGATCCAAAACCTTTCTGGAAGTTTTTACTTCCATTGCCAGTAACCCTTCTAACAGCATCAAATGTAGTATCTACATAATAATCCTGATTCACAACAAGTGTTGTGTAGGCTTCTGTTGGTCCTGTTCTTTCTTTAACTGAAGTAACACTCACAAGAGGACTTTCACTTACTATTATAACTGATGTGTTCTCTGTAATGTTTACTACTTCTGTCTTATCAGTAGAGTAATAATCAACAAAACTTGTTCCACAATACCTTTTAACTAACTCTGATATTTGTGGGACTAAAATATTTAGGCGATCGTCATCTTTAGCTCCAGTAAGCCCTTCTGCATCCTTAAAATCTTGTACTGTTACTAAATCTGCCATATTTAAATTGTGGGGATTTTAGGAACCCCCACGAAAACCATTAATAGCTTAAAATTAAGCGTTTTGTAGTTTAACTAGCGTTATAGTTTCTAGCTACTACTGAACCTACACCTGGAACGATATTGTCAAACCCAAGTCTTTGTGAAGCCACAAGTACTCTTCTTTGATTTTCTACGTCATAGTCTGATTCAATTGTTACACCTCTTAGTCTAGGCATAATGAAGTTTCTAGCATAACAAGCTACAGCATGAGTTTTATTCACTGCTCTTGCATTAAACTCGTCACAGATCAATACTCTTGATCCAAAGACTTGTCCAATCTCACCTGATAGTTTAGTAGCCATGTCGCCAACTGTGTTAACGTCTTGGAAACTAGCATCTTCTAGTAAGTTGTAATACCCTTCTTGTGAAACTAAATAGATAACATCTTGTGGATTAACACCGTATTTACCCATAGCTTTTCTCATTGCTAATAATTCTAAAGCTGTTAGAACGTCAGATGCTGCTGCATCTCCGCCTACTATTACTTTAGATGCGTCAGTAGCTTTTTTAACTAAGCCTGCGAATGGTGCTGATGCTCCATAAGCGCCCTGAGCATTATTACCAAATAAGATAGCATTTTCGATACCTCTTGCATGCGCTCTAACCATTGATTCTCTGATCAAAGGTAAGATTGGCATAATAGCATCTTCTTCAGTTTCATTACCAATGAATGACTTAGAAATTAACTTATTAACAGTTAATACTTTTTGAGTTAAATCAACTCCGCCTCTGTCACCAGTAGTTACATAAGAGTCGCCTCTTTCTGATAAGTTACCATGTGGTGAAGCACCATCACCAGTTCCAGCAGCTGATACAAATTCAGCATAACCTGCGTCTGGTAGAATTGGCATAATCATTGATGCACTATTCATTTGGATTTCTCTAAATAAAGGGGCTAATACTAGTTCATTTTGAATATCTCTTTCAACACCTGTTGATACTACTTGCTCGTAGTCAGCTGATGAAACAGCAACACCTGAATCAGTGTTTATTTTCTCTATGATACCTTGTCCAAAGTTAGTAGACTCTAATCCTTTATTACCAGTAATAACTGAAAGAACTTTAGCGTCCATTAAATCACTTTCGTGGGCTTTTTTCCACTCAGTGTTTCCTCTTTCTGAGAATACTCTTTTTGATTCTCTCATTTTCATGATTTCTTCTGATTTCTCAGTTAAATCTTTTTGTAGTTCTGAGACTACGTTGTGAAGATCTTCATTTTTCTGTGATAATCTCTTCTCAACATCGTTTACTAGTCTTTCAGCACCGGATAACCCAGCCTGAATAATAGTTTTTTGTTCGTCCTCTTTTTGGTCTTGAACAGCCTTTGCTTTAGCTTCAATTTCAACAGATTTTTGAACTTCTGCGTCATCTTTAGCTTTTTGCTCTGCTTGTTGCATAGCAATTGAAGTAGCAGTTTTCTTTGCAACTTCTTCAGCAAATGCCTTCAGATCAAACTCTGGACTTATATTGTCATTCGACATATCTTTCTCCATAATATCCGCATTTGCGGCACTTGGCTGCTCAGTTTTGTCAGTTATAACTGACTCTACAGAGTGAGCCTTGTTAAATTGTGATTTAAACTTCTCATATTCGCTATCATTATCAAAAGATTTTGATATTGAAAAAGTAGCGGTTTGGTTAGCTGGTATGCTTACCACCGATACCTCGAGGAGTTCTGCACTCTTTATTAAAAATCCGTCCGTTTCTTTGTTATAATCAGCGTCCTTGACCTTGAAACCGACGGAAAAGGCCCCAAGAACACCATCTTTAATCAAGTCTACTATATCACCAGCAGACTTTGAAATCTTTGCTTCTAACTCTAAACCATTTTGAGTGACATCGCAATACTTTGCTCTGCCTATTGGTCTATTATAGTCATGATTGAAAAGAATAATAGGATTGCCTGAATAATTATCTAGGCCTCCTTCTTTCCATGCGTTGTGATCGATTACATCACCAGTTCTATCTAAAGCATTAGTACTTGCTAATCCTTTTATTATGATAGACCCATCTTCATCAATATTGGATTTCTCAAATGTACTAGAAATATGGAATATTTTTTTCATTATTTTGCATCCTTTTTAACAGCTGTTTTCTTTTTAGCTGGCTTAGTTGTTTTCTTTTCGACAACTGGTTCTACCGTAGTAGTAGGTATGCCTTTTAGCATACTGTTCCATAAAGTTGGATGATTACATCTTACGAGTAATTGTATTCTTGACCAACTTCCAAATGCTTTTCTTAAATTCATGGCGTTACATGGAACATCTTTCTGTCTACTATATTCACTCATAGAAAGAAATTTTCCTTTTGATGCCATGTATTCTGCTACATTTTTTATAATTGCTACTCTATTCATCTTCCTGTTCCTCTTGAGGTGGTCTTCCACCTTCGCTTGGATTCGCAGCTGACCCGGCTATATTTGCAGGTACTCTAGGCTCATCAAATCCAGTTATTTTTTCTAATCTTAATAATTCTCTCGCTTCATTAGGAGACATTATTCCTGTGTTTACAAGGGTAGCGTAGTAAGAGGCTTGATCTCTAAGCTCAGGCTGTAATGCAGGTATTCCCGATACATTCTCATTTGCTTCAAAACCAAAGTATCTTTCTAATGCATACTTAATCTTTCTAGTAATAGGTAGTACTGTTTCTAAATAGTACAATCTATGGTTAGGTCTAATGTTTGCATTATTTCCACCATCCATTAAGATTGGTGGTACTCCCATTGCTTCTAAAATTATTCTTTCACAAGACTTTATAGAGTCTTGAAAATCTAATTCCTTAAAGTTAACATTAGTTAAATTGCTAACTTCTAATCCACCATCTAATATAAGAGGTCTTCTGCCTCCTGATACTGGATTATATCTTGCAGTCCATGATTGTAACATTCTCTCTTTAATCTTTTCAGAAAGAGTATTAGGACTTTTAAGTACTAGTCCTGGTACTGCACCATTTTTAAAGAAGTTATCTTGAAAATGTCTTAAGTTTGCAAGTAAGTTCATTGTTCTAAATGCAGGCTTAAGTCTAGGCACTCCTCTATAAATGGAGTGAAAGCTATTTTCTTTTATATGTATAACTTCATTTGGTTGAAAATCAATGCTGCTGTCAAATTCATATTTATCTACATACTCTCTTTCATCTGTATGTATCTTCATTTTATCGGCAGGTAAATGATATAAGTGTAATCCATCGTAGTATATAAATATATTACCGTCTAGTAATAAGTCTATAATAAGATTTCTTTTGAAACTACTTATATCTTGGTAAGGATTTGGTTCAAAGTTTAATAGTAAATTAACTCTGGACTTTCTAATGTTTTTAATAATAGGAGTGATTCCAACTATCTTATCACCTAATTCAAAAGGAATTTCGGCAACATCGTCGACTATCATGTTTACGCTACGATTGACTACTTCTAGTTTTTCATATGCGTCCCTATAATTAGTAACAACCTCACGAGATTCAACCATAAGGCCTTCATCTCTAGAAATAATATATTGGGCAGGGTTAGACTTTTCTTGGTCTCCCATGCTCTTATTTCTGTTTGCTATAAAATTATACCATGCCATATTTATCTCTTTGAATTTTTACCCATTTCTCTTGTTTCTGTGCTGTTATAAGTTTCGGTTTTTTCCCATAAATTGAGTGTAACTTCAAGTGATGTTTGTGGCATATAGTAACAGCTTTATTATATACTTTATCAAAGTTCTCTTTTATAA